CAGATATTTTTCTACGTTATCATTGTTCAGCCTGTTAACCAGAATGTTTTCAAGCTGCTTGTAAAAACTGCTCAGAGGGAGGACTGCCTCCGCTCCTGCTTCACCGCCTGCCATCAGAGAACTGCCATTCATACCGAATATGGTAGGACTGGTCAAAATGCCGCCGTCCTTGTACCAAGATACTGACAGATGCGGTACACTCGGCGGTGACAGAGAAAAACTGCCTGTGATTGAGAAATGAGGCAGCTTGATGGATGGAAACGACAACTTGCAGTTAGAGAAAAATCCCTTAATACTGTCGATTGCAGATTTGATGGTATTCTTTGCCGCTTCAATCGGTGTAGTGATAGCACTCTTGATGCCGTTCCACACAGAAGTCGCTGTGGACTTGATTCCATTGAAAACCGTGGACACTGTACTTTTTACAGCATTAAATACAGAAGTCACCTTACTCTTGATACCGTCTACCACCGTGGAAATAGCGGATTTGATAGCATTCCACACAGTGGCTGCAACCGACTTAATGGCATTGAACACCGTGGTGATAGTGGTCTTAATGCTGTTTACTACCGCAGACACCTTCGTGCTGATTGCCGTCCATACCGTAGTGAACACATTTTTTATTGCATTCAGGACAGTAGAGATTACGTTGCTGATGGCATTGATTACCGTTGACACTGTCGTTTTGATGGCATTCCAAACAGTAATAATGGTATCCTTACAGTTCTCCCAGATAAACTGGAACGGCAAAGTTATGATGTCAAAGGCTACTTCAAGTATGGAGCCGATGAACATGATGCCCGTCTGCACCACATTTTTGATGGTTTCCCATACACCGGAGAGAAAGCTGGTGATGCCGTTCCAAATGTTTGAGAAGAAGGTGGAAACAGAAGTCCACAACTCATCCCAACTGGTACCGAACCACCCCAGAAATACATCCGCTATGCCTTTGAGCATATTCAGTGCGGCAGACAGAATCCCCGTCACACCGTCCCAGATGCCGGAAAATATCTCTTTGATACCATTCCACATTTGTGACCAGTTTCCGGTAAACAGTCCAATGAACACATCCAGTATTCCTACAATCACATCAAGGACAGTGCCAAGCACTGTGCTGACAACAGAAAAAGCGGCTTCAAATACCGGAGCAAGCAGCTGGCAGAATCCATCCCATACGGATTTCAAAACATCCACAATACTCTCAAAGTCAAAGCCGAGTGCATTCAGCCTGTCTGTGATAGCCTGTCCGAATTCTTCAAACTTAGATTTGATTCCGTCCCATATACCTGTGATGGCACTGCGGAATTCCTCGTTGGTGTCCCACAGATGCTTAAAGGCTGCTACCAGGACGGCAATCACCGCCACGATTGCAAGTATTGGTGCGGCTGCACTCGCCAGTGAGCCGATAAGACCGCTGACTCCTTCTCCGCTGAGTCCCAGCTTCAAAGCAAGTTTTGCCAGCCCCTTCGTCAGGGAGGAAAAAGCCTTCATGGTTGAACCGACCGTACTAATGGTCTTTCCCAGCACAATCAGCAAAGGTCCCAATGCTGCAGCAAATGCCAGGATTTTAATAATCGTTTCCCTCTGTGCATCACTCATTCCATTCAGCTTATCTACAAATGCCTGGATCTTCTCTACGGCACTGCGTACCATCGGCATGAGAACCTCACCAAAAGAAATCGCCAGACCTTCCAGTGCAGATTTCAGCAATGTCAGCTGACCGGACAGGTTATCAAGCTGTGTGTCAGCCATCTGCTGTGCTGCTCCTCCGCTGTCGATAATGGACTGCTGAAGGGAATCCCAGGTATCTCCGGTATTTGCAAGAAGGGCATTTACCGAGGACAGGTCTGTCTTATTGAAAATCGTGCTGATGATGTTTGCTTTTTCCTGGGCTGTCATTCCATCCATACTGGTGTTGAGGTCACCCAGGATATCGTTCAGAGAACGCATATTGCCTTCGGAATCGTAAACGGAAACGCCAAGCTGATCCATTACCTTGGCTGCGCCATCCGTTGGGTTCTGCAAAGAAAGGATCACATTTCGCAGATGCGTACCGCCTTCCGCACCCTTGATGCCGTTATTGGCAAGGATACCAAGAGCGGTATTCAGTTCAGCCGTACCGCCCTTGATGGATTTGGCTGTGGCACCGATAGTAAGTATTCCTTCGCCAAGCTGTGCAACAGAGGTATTGGTGCTTGATGCCGTCTTTGCCATCTGGTCAACCATGGTATCTGCCTCAGAGGTTTCCATGCCCAGGGCAGACATCGCATCGGTAACCATATCAGATGCACTTGCAAGGTCAATATCACCTGCAGCAGCAAGGTTTAAAACGGTCGGGAGTGTATCGTAGATTTCCTGTGTGTCATATCCGGCAAGTGCCAGGTAGTTCATTGCATCCGCACATTCGCTTGCACTGAATGCAGTCTCTGAACCCATCTGCTTTGCCAGACTGCGGAGTGCCTCAACTGTATTCACAGACTCTCCGTTTAAATCAGACACAGCGTCTTTCGTGATGCCCATGGTGGCCTGTACCTGGCTCATGGAAGAATCGAAGTCGGAGGTGGTCTTTACAGCGGCTGTTCCAAGTGCCGCTACCCCGGCTGTAACCGGGAGCAGTTTCTGTCCGACACCGGATATTTTATTGCCGACTGTTTCCAGCTTTCCTCCGATTTCTTCAATCTTTGCCAATGTAGCATTTGACTCAATCGCCTGCTCCTGCAGACGCTTCAGTTCCTGCTCGGTTTCTATGATCTCACGCTGAAGGGCATCGTACTTGTCCTGACCGAGGTCACCGTTCTCCAGCTGTTGCTTTGCCTGTTCCTGCGCCGTTTTTAAGGCTTCCAGTTTCTCGGATGTGGCGGATATGGCTTCCTTCAGCAGTTTCTGCTTCTGTGAGAGCAGTTCCGTATTAGTCGGATCGAGTTTCAGCAGCTTATTTACATCTTTCAATGAGGACTGCGTAGTTTTTATGGAAGAATTCACTTCCTTCAGCGCAGTCTGTAAGCCAGTGGTATCACCGCCGATTTCAACGGTGATACCTTTGATTCTGCTCGCCATGTTCGTTCCACCTCCTTAAAATTTGTCAAATTCCTCCTGCCCGGCAATTACGGTACTGCTGTACTTGGCACTGTCATTGCCTTTCTCCGTCCACATATCCATCACAAGACCGATGGTAAGAAGGTCAAGGTCAGCAATGCTGATGCCGATTTCCGTACAGCGCAGGAGGAATAACGGCGTTGTCATTTCCCGGCTACTGCGGCTAAGTTTTTTTTAGACTGTACATCTGTAATGAGGTTGGTTCCCCAGAGTTCCAGAATCTCCGGCAGCACCTCATAAATAGAGAACATCTCAAACTGGTCGAGCCAGTCATCAATATTGTCCGGAATCGTGTGGTCTGCATGGAAAGCCATGATATAGGCCACATTCTCGAAGATCTCCAAATCCTCAATTTCAAAAGACCCGCCCTCGCTGGTCTTGTCCTTATAGGACTTTTCCAGTTTGGACAGGTCTTTGAAAATATCACGCTTGAATTTGATACGGTACAAACGCGGGATTGTTGCAGAGGAGCGGAATGCTACCTCCTTGTCACCAACTTTAACTGTCTTCTGAATCATCACTCACACCTCCATTAACCCTTGGATTCTTCCACGGGAATATATACACTCTTGTACCAGTTCTGATAGGTCTCCGCATCGGTTGTATCTCCGGTACGGCTCTTTACAAGACCGTCCTCACGCGGGTCTGCCGTAAGGGACAGAGTCTCTGTTCCCGGCTCGATCGTATCCTCTTTTGTCTCAGATTCGATAGACGGACGGGATGCCGTGCAGTTGTACATCACATGACGGATAGCACGGACATCACCATCAAACTCAAAGAGCAGGGCGAACTTCACGCTTTCTGCATTATCAGACTTCTCAACAAGCACACCGTTTGTATCCAGAACCTCCTGCAGGATTTCCGTGCGAAACCACTCAGGAATGAGTGCGATCTCCAGATCACCGCTGTAACCGTTGTTGGATACAGAGCGGAAGTACACAATGCCGTCTGCATAGAACGGACTGGAATCACCCTCTGCATCCAGACTGATGCTGACTGCACCCGGAATCGCCTGGGGTGCTGCATAGGTGTATTTTGTAACACCGTCCACTACGGACTCTGTCAGCTTTGCCGCATGGACATTCTTCAAATTGTATTTCACTTTGTTTCCCATAGCACTTAAGCCTCCATTTCAAATGAATACAGGACTTCATATAGTTTCTCGCTCTCGATCCAGACCTCGGAGCGATCATAAAAAATGCCATGCTCATCAAGCACGGCCTCCAGCTGTCTCTCCACCGACAAGTCCTTGGTATCGGTGTAGAGTTCAATATGGACTTCATTTACTTTGTAATATGCTCTGCCGTCAGCGGAGAAATGATCCGAATCCGGCAGAAGATAACAGATAAAAGGCGGGTCTGGGGATTCGCCTTCTGCAAAGTGGTCATAGGCAAACGGGATACCGGATGCCTTTAATAGTTCCAACAGTCTATCCATTCCGAATACTCCTCTCAATCTCCTGCTCCAACTGCTCAATTCCTGCCTGTTCGGCAGATGCAATGTGAGGTTTTGCAGCTACACGGCCGCCGCCCCGTTTTGCATGACCATGCTCCAGAAGATGGGCAAGCTGATATCGGTTGCGGGAATACACGGTAATCTCCAGTTTATTGGAAGATTCCGCTGTATTCTTCGTTGACCAGCTTTTCTTATACGCTCCCGATTTCACGGGTGCGCCTGCCTGTATTTCTGTTTTCACAGTTTTTGCGGCTTTTGTAACAGCGGCTTTCACGCCCTCTGCGGTTGTATCCGCATATTCATTCAGTTCCTTCATAATGACATCCGCCATATTTCCGATTGATACTTTTGTTCCTGCCATACGCTACCTCCGCACTTTCTCACACTTAAATTTGAGCGATTTCTTTTTGTAATTCATGTGGTCAACCGAAACGATGTTGTATAAATCCGTGCCGAAAGCAATACGAAACTTCGTGGCATCTATATCTGTCAGCTTTCTGCAGTATCTGACTGTAAAGGACAAATCCGAATCCTCCACAATAAGCCCTGCCACCGATTTTTCCGAGCCGCCCTCGCCGCTGATGGTTGCATAACAGGTGTAATAATCCTGCCATTCGGATTTGTGGTTTCCGATAGCGTCCACCGTCACCGTGCTTTCCTGAAAAGTAATTCTCACATTTAAAAGAGATACATTCATCAGAATCCCTCCCGTCTGCTGCCAAAAAGCAGGGAGCGGAGGGTAATCATCAATGCATGATGGTCGGCATTCTCACGATGCTCATAGAGATATGCCACAGTGTACATAACGGCGGATTTCGCATTTTCACAGGCAAAAAATTCTGTCTCATCGTCCACACGCATGATATCCATGCAGAGCCGTTTTGCCGAAGTAAGCATATATTCTATCAGGCTGTCATCGTCATCAAAGTCGACCCGAAGATACTGCTTCATTTCTTCTACTGTAACCATACGGGCATCACCTCCATAAAACAGGGATGGAGCAACGAATTGTCACCCCATCCCATTTTTCTTACTCGCTCTTCAGCTTGAGAATCTGCACGGCTTCCGGAAGAATCAGCTTGCCGTCCACACGCTCCTTTGCCACATAACCAATCATGCCGTTGCCTGCGAACAACTCATTCAGTTGTTTGAAGGAACGGGAACCACGGTCACCGATGTTGTAATACTTGTAATCACCAAATGCGATGGCATCCTCCGGTGCAAACGCAGAAGTATGCACCGCATAGCCAAGCACACGGTCAGGCTCCCCGACCTGATAGGACGGCTGCCAGATGTAGGCTCCGTTGTTGTCCTTCAGCTTGCGGAGCGAAAGCAGCGTCTTGTCATTCATAATAAACGATGCCGTCTTGCGGTACGGACGCTTGAGGGCATACACAAGGTCGAGCATATCGTCCGCCTTGATAGCTGCGGTCAGTGTGCCTGCCACCGTGCCGCCGCCTTTCACCGCAAACAAACCGGTCGGCTTGCCGGAACCATCACCGTTAAGGAAAGCATCCTCCTCAGCATTTGCCAGAGCCTTGCCGAACTGCGTGATGATATAGTTTTCAAGACCGAATGCATTGTCGTAGAGCAACTCCTCGGTGACCTTGATTGCCACATGAAGCTTGTGGGCATCCATGAGAATCTGGTCAAAGGTCGCATCGCCAAAGGTCAGCGCACCGCCCTCTTCAATCCAAGATGCGGCAGGCTTGGTAGCGGCAATGTTGATTTTGTGTTCGCCGGAAGTGGTGATACGGGTAGCGAGGGAACGCATGATGTTCTCCTCGTCCAGTACATCAATCAGCCTGCGGTCATACTCCTCCGGCACAAGGTAGCCGCCATCAGCATCTACACCTTCCTGCAGGACATTGGACACGCGCTTGAACCCACTGCGGATAGCATCAAGCATTGCCGTCTTGTACTCATCGGATGCACGACCGGTTTTAACTGCTGCTCCGACAGAGCCGGACGGACGAGAGGTAAGCGGCGTGTTCACCGGCTTGCTGAGTTCCGCCTCCATAGCCGCCATCTGCTCCATACGTTCAATTTCTGCACCATAGTCCTTGATTTTCTGTTCCATCTCGGCATAGGTGGCAGCATCCTCCGCAGAAAGCAGGCCATCCTTGTCACGCTTGCTTTCCACAAACGCCTTTGCACCCTGCCATGCCTTGTTGCGGGCTTCTCTTAATTCCTGAATCGTCATAATAGATTACCTCCATGATTTCATTAAATTAAGCCGCTCCAGCAAGGAGTCGGCTTTGGTTTTATTGGTGTCGGTTTTCGGCTGGATACGGCATTTTGCCGCCAGCTTGTCCATAAGTGAATTGGTGACTGCCGCACGGGAAAACATC